TTACGTATGCCATAATTTCTCCTTTATCTTATTATAGCTTTTTTTAAAGCGGGTCTGTTCCGCAATTAAATGTTCCGCATCTCCTTACAATATCCGTTACAAGAATATCAAAAGTAAGATATGCAGGTTTCGCTTGTTTTACCGCTTTTTCCATTTCTGAATAATCACTTGTTGCTACAATTATTCTAAAATGATAATTTGCTGAATCGTTACTTAAATAAAATTGTACGTTTTCAGCTAAATTGTTTTTTACTAGAAGCCTTAAATTATCCCAAGTTAAAGGTCTTTTTCTTGCTAATTTGTTTAAAATCCTTTGTCTGCGTTGTTCAAGTGTCAAACTAGCATCATATTTTAAACTAAAATCTTTTTCCCAACGTGTAATAAAATCTTCCGTTGTCTTAACATACAATTCCTTAATTAAGTCTGAAATATCCTCTCTTAATTGTATTATCTCAGGTTCAATAGCAAGTAATATGTCTTTTATACCTATTACATTTGTTACAACTTTTGGCAAATGTTCAATATCATCAAGAAGCAATGTTTACCTCCCCAACAACCGGATAATCTGTATCCGCAATTGTTACGCTTTCAGTATCATCATTTAATGTGTATGAAATAACATCCTCTACACCACTACAAGCATATAATAAATCAGATACTTTGAAATAAGATACAATATTTGTAACTGTTTCCAAATAATCTGCAAATGCTTGTGTAAATTCTTCGCCTACATCATTTATTGTATAACCGTCTTTTAATACAATAGTCGCATTGACATCCATATCGACATAAGTTAAACTTTGTACAATCAATGTAGCATTTATAAACTGTTTGCTTTCAATATATTCTTTAACCGCATCAATAAGTTCTTGTGTTACTGTTCCCGTTTGGCTTGATATATAAACTCCAACATTCCCGGCACCGACTGTTTCAGCACCTTTTACTACTGCTGTTTTTACCCCTGTAACTTCTAACGCCCATTGCCTATATTGTGCCTCATTACAATTTGTCGCATCCTCCGCTAAATACAACTTAATTCTTGCTCTGTAATCATCATCGCTTTCTACATCAAAGCCGTTATATGCAGCAGCGGGGTTATTTACACTTGTTAATCCCGAATAAGTTGTTATAAACTCCGTTATTGTGTTAGCCGGCACATTCCCGATTGTTCCCAATGTTTCACATTGTGCCTTTACCGTTACTTTACCGCTTGAACCAATTACTTTATATTCCTGGACCGTAAACACAAGGTTATTATAAGTTGCTTTAATATTTTGGTTTACAATAGCATTTTCGTTACCCTCGATTTCAAGATAAACAATAGATGCAGAACTCTGACGGCGTGTTATCCCATAATCTGCCCCCACCTTGTCCAAATCTTCGCCTTTTGCCGTTTCTACAAACACCTTATCTGTAATATTGTCTAATTCAGTATCATAAATATTAGCTAATTCATAAGCTACTGAACCAATAATATCCTGGCTAAATCCGCCCTCTAATAAGTTCGCATCTATCGTTAATCTCTGATTTATTCGTTGTATTATATCTTCTTGTGTTCCCATATTAAACCTCATAAGTATATGCTTGTGCTACATTACCATAAAGCGTATTTACACTAAAATTACAAACAACTTTTGAACCCTCTTGCGTAATATCAAAATCAGTTAAACTTGTAATATACGGATTGCATAATAACGCTTCTTCTATCATTCGTCTTAATTCAGATAATAAAATTTGTTTATCCAAATATCTACCGACTAATGTATAAATTTCGTTTCCATATCCTGTACTATACGCCAAATACGTATAACGACTCGCAAACAATGCCTTATATATCCAAACCTTAATAGCTTCGTTTTTATCCACATAGTAATATTGCCCTCCTTTGGTCTTTAATTGACCTGTTTCAAAATTAAAAGCTAATTCCCTAAATACAGGTAATTCAACAGTCGTCTGCAACTCTGTTGTTTCTGTTAAAGTATTCGGTATAAAAGCGTAATTACTGCTCATTTTCTACTTTCTGTAACTTGTCTAATACAATGTAGGTGTTATTGCCTAATTTTTGGACTGCAATATAATCCCCTATATGTAGTATAAACCTGTCGTGAACCGACTTGCTCCAAGTATAAAAATCAGTAACAAATTGTTTTTGTGTTCCCGACACATTTGCCGTAAAACTCGGGCTTTGATAAGCTGTTGAATTACTAAAACTTTGAGCTTCATCCATTGAACTTACATCAAGGTTAATATTATCATCAAGCATTAAATGATTAACAAATATAGTATCTCCATTTGCATAGCTTAAAATAATTCCGTTATATTTTATACTAAACGGCTTCAAACCCTCAACCACGCCCACGCTAACAGGGTTAGGATTAGTTTTTTTTGCTTTTGTTTCTACATCTTTCCAAAAATTACCCTGCCCTGACATAATCAACCTCCAACGTCATTTCTGAATTGTTTGTATTTATAGTATGGTTATCCGAAGTAATTTCAAATATGCCTATAAAATTATTTACAGGTTCATTGATTTTAATAAATTTTCCAGATATGCAAGCGTTATCATTGTTACATAATATTGTCCCCTCATTCTTTACCCCCTTTAATAGCTTGCTTGCATCTGCCAAATTATTCTTGCTATCCTCCGAATAGTTATATGTTGCCTGAAATAATCCGTATTTTTGCAAATCCTCTGTATTTTCAACCGCATCTAATACACGCCCCTCATTATCAATTACTAAAACTCTTGTAACCATATCTGACATACTTTGTGTAAATTGAGAACCTCTTATATTTACACCTATTTCAAAACTATTAACAGGCTCTTGCTCACCTGTTACAAGTTTTAATGTATCGCCATCCATATATAGCGTGTATCTTTCAAATAAAGTGTCACAGGCAACTTTTAAAACATCATAATATGTCAAATCACCATCTGAAACAATATTATGCACCTGTGTATTATCTACTTCAATACCGTTCTTTATCCCAAAAGTACCGCAAATATTATTTGCTAATTCCGTTAATGTACCCTGCATCCTGCCAATAAATGTTGACCTTACAAGCCTAGCCATTAAATCCTGACAAGTTAACGTTATTGTGTCCTCATCTGTATTATATGGCAATTCTTCCACATAACCTAAAAACAATGTTTTATTGTTTTCTTTCCATTCAACCTTTGAACCTACACTCACTTTGTATATAGGAATTTCTTTTTTTAATGGGTTGTTTAAAAAACTAAATACTAATTGACGGGTTACAATATCTTTTGCCCCGCTAAATGTCATCCCGTCTAATACTGTCAATATTTCCACATCATCTATTAAAATCATAATGGTAACATCTCTATTGTTTTGCCTGCAATATCTAAATTTGCGTTTGTTATACCGTTCTTATCCATAAGTTCTTTAAATCTACCGCCATAAGTAAGTTTAGCAACTTTATATATTGTTTGTCCTACTTGTCCTGTTAATTGAGCCGGGATATATTTTTTTATACCTCGTTCTTTTAATTGTACAAGTTTGCTTTTCCCTAAATTATCAGGTAATACAACCGTTTTAGGTGCAGGCATTCTATACTCAACCAAATCAAGAGAATACGGCTCGTCTTCCGTATACTCTCGAATGGTCTCAGTATGGCGTTCAATTAAGAACTCTTTATTTATTTTAAAACCGTGAATCAATCTTACAACTCGCCCGTCCTCAATCCAACGGTCAATCATAGCCACTGCTTCATCTAAAGAATAAGGCTTGTAATCAAGTTGTTTAATCAACGAAGCTAAAATAGCTAAAACCGTGTCTTGTGATGGCAATAAAACACTTAACGGAATACGCTGTAAAGTTCTTTTCCCTATTGCAGGCACTTCCCCATAATTTAATATGTTATATGTTTCAATACTGCGCTCTTTTATAACCTCCATTTGTTCAGGACTTATCGGGAATGTTATACTTTCCCCCGTTTCAGCGCAATATAATTGTGTATATAATCTTTTTGCCATAATAATATTTTAACCTTTTATAAAACCGTCTAATAAGCATAAGCAGTATTGAATTTTGGTTTATTCTGCATTGTGCTTTGTCCACCATAATAATTTTTTATCGTTGTTGAGTTATTAACAGTATTATTATTTTGTGTTTGTCTTACTGAATTTGTTGTAATACCGTTGCCAATATCAGTAATTGCATCTCCTAAACCTCTTAATCCCGGAATTTTGCTTGCAACTGCTCCCATAACCTGTAACATTTTTGCAAGTCTTTCTATGATGTATTGTATTGCA